AAAAACCTTCCTGATGGAAAGTTCGTCAGACCGCGTGAATCAAAAGTGTAATCACGAACACCATTGATCGCATTGCCTGTCAAATCTCGCTGATCGTATGCAATCCAATAGGAACCTTCGCCTTTCAAATCCCAATCGACAGTTACCCACTGAACAGAACCTTCGCCTTGGTAATCAACCGCAACCGTATCAATCGGCTCAAATTGTCCAGACTTGAACAGGTTGATGGTCAAGAACTGGTTGGTGTCAAGCTGAAGACCAATTTTCCTGACACCGATTGTCATGCTTTTCTGGTGTGATGGCGTGATCTCAATACCAACGACCTTGCCTGAAGATAATTCCAGGTCGATCAGGTTTCCGGTCACATCAAAAAGGTCAGCTTTGGTCAGAAGGTTATTGGCTGTCTTGTTCTCAAACTTTGCGTCAATCCATGCTTCAATTGCCTTCAAGATCGCATCTTCGGTCTTTGCCTTCAACCAATCGGTGAAAGCCTGGTTGACAACAGATGGCGTGTCATCAATTACATCAAATCGTGGACAAATGCTAATCAGGTTATCCAGCGACAGCATCGGGTGAACACCATCAAACCAAAGTCCTGAAGAAGATGTGGTCATGCTTGTCAACTGCCATCCAGAAGGATCAGTGTTTTGCCGCCATCCGACAAGACCAATCAGTTCTGTTTTTAATGTGCTTGCGTTGTACATATTTGATGTTTAAGTTAGAAGGGACGACAGCAAGAAAGCAGCCGCCCCTTCATTAACCCCAAAAACCGAACGTCAGCTAAAAGAACTGATGTTTACGTCGTGGCAATGGCGACTTTTGCAACCGCACTGGCCCTGGTTACTGGTGCGCTATTGTAAGGCGTAATGTATGCAACAGCATGGTGGAAGGCATAGGCTTCAGCCTTGGTTGCAGTCAAGTGTGCTGATGCAGCACCGTGTAGCGCAGAACCATCAACAGCATCGTCGTACTGGTACACGCCAATTGGCATATTCAGGATGGGAAGCGTTTCAATGTCCCACAGGTGCTTGTGGGTTCGGTTACCCATCACGCAATCAGGCGCGAACTGTTGAAGCAATCCAACGGCATTGGACTGAACGGCAAAGGCAGTGGCTTTGTGTCCGGCACCATTAGCCAGACCATTGGTGAAGTGCCAAATCTTGTCGTTGTACTGGTATTGCTTGTCTTCGCTGTTGAATTGGCCCTTTTCCAATAAGCGATTCCGAATGTGGCTTTCCATTGATCCGTTGGCTACAACGTGAATGTTGCCAAAGAAGTCATTTCCGGCCATCAACGGGTTGATGTCACCAACAACAGCGTCTTGTTCAGCCAATGGACCAACAATGACGTTTGAAGTCAAGGCATAACGACCGCCGAGTGTGTCGCCTAATACTTGTGTCTTGCTGGCTTCAAGTGCCGCCAATGCTGCATCATCCATCATCTTGGCCATTGCATACATCTTCTTCTCAAACTTCGCATTGAAATCCCGTTGCATGGAAATTTCGTTGTTGAAGTGTGCCGCCGGATGAATCAGGAAGCCGAAATAGTAGTGGGTGAACGTGATGCTTACCAACTGGCTGGTTGATGCTGAATCAGTCACAACCAAAGGAATGGTCTGGTTGGTGACCTGTACACCTGCATCGTAGTCGATGACAGGAACTTGCAATGAAGAACCAGCAGCAGCGATTGCTTTCGTCTTCAGATCATCGCTGATGATGCTGCCTGGTGCGTCAGTCTGTGCTTTGAACATATCTAAGGCTCCCCAACGACTAGCACGGGTTTCCCATTTGTCCAGCATTGCGGTGGCTCGGAAAGCCTGAAGCCGCGTGTTTACTAAACTCATAATGAATTATTTGTAAGGTTAAAATAATGAGCGGTGACCCGTGCCGCATGATTGAAAAACTATTCAGTGCCAGCTTCACGCATTGGAAGTTCAGACACCTTGTGTTCAGATCGAAGTTCCTTCTGACGTTCACCGAACTTTGGGTCTGTTTTTGCAATCCCTTCGTTCTTTAGAATATGGCCAACAATAATCTGATCCGCTTGCACTTGTGATCGTGCTGGCGACAAATCAAGGGTTGTGGACTTCCCGCTGCCCGGTGGTGGGTTGGTTCCGCTACCTGTTTGCCGCTGACCTGGATCAATTATGTCAGACACATTCTTTGCGAATAGTTCGCCAGGTGAATAAGGTTCAAGCTTGTTGTCTGGATTCCGCATGATTTCCCCCTTTTCGTCACGCACAACAACAACCTTCCCACCTTTCCCGTCGTCAACTTGGTCGATCTGTATTTTGCTTACTAATGCAGCCTTTCTATTGGCAATGGTTTCCTGAAGAATGCTGTCAGGAATTCCGGCTTTGAATTTGATCTTGTGTTCCAAAAGATAAGAATCAATCGAATGGTTCAGTTGCAATTGTGCAGACTGTTTCACCTGGTCGGCCAGTTGGTCAGAAAGCCGTTGCTTTTCGGTTTCCATCGCAGACCGGACTGTCGTGATTTCGCTTTCCTTATCCTTCAGCTTTTGTTCCAGCGAAGAAAGCTGTGCCTTGACTGCTTCGTCAGTTGATCCTGATGCAATCTTCTTCTTCATGTCATCGCGTTCAGCCGTGACCGATTCAATGGTCTTCTGAAGTTCAGCAGCCTTTTCACCTGACTTTGACTTTTCCAGAAGTTCGGAAAGCTGATCTTTCAGGAAGACATAGGACTTGGTGTTTTCTGGCTTCTGTTTTCCGGTGATCGAAGCAATATCCTGGTCATAGGCATCGTGGATTTCACGAACCTTTGTTCCAATGACTTTGTCTTCGTCATTCTTTGAAAGCAGTTCAATTGCCGTGATCTGTTCATCAGTCAGGCTTCCAATGTTCGATTTTAAGATTTCTTTAGTCAACATAAAACGTCCCTTGTTTTAAGGTTATTGAAATTGGGGTTAAATGTGTTTACTTGTTGGGGTTTTCGGTATTCAACGGAACAATGGCCAGGAATTCAGGCGCAATTTCTTCTGGTGCATAGATAATCCGAACGTGGTTGTAACCAAGTCCAGAACAGTGTTTTCTGAAGTTCAGCCAGGCCCGTTGGTCAAACTTCTGTACAGTCGGAACAGATTTCTTCTTGCCAACGCTGCTGAATTCCGTCTTTTCGATTTCGACGTGAATGGCATCTTCTTCGCCTGGTGGAACACTGTATTCTGTGATCCGACCTTTGGCCAGTTCCTTATTGTTTCTTTCTTCTTCAGTTAGGTCGATCTTGATGACCTTTCCTGAAGTTGGTGTTGAATTTGATTTTGCCATGATGACATTCTGTTTTGTGAATTAATATTTAGACAGCAGCGGGTTAAGTGATTGCCTGTGGTGCTGCTGGCTGCATTTGATTTGCATATCCTTCCAATGCCACCCTGATTCCGTCAATCTTCCTTGAAAAACTGACAGCCAATCCGAATTCAGTAATTGGCAAGTTTTCCCGTTCAAATCTCATAATGAATGAACTGAAGTTGGCCTTGATCATGTAGTCCTGGTAGGAGATCTGGCCTTCCTTGTACATCACCCGCACTTCGTCAACGCTTCGGTGCCGGAAAGGATCAAGGTTGTTCAGGATGATTTGACGCTGAAGCTGTTCTGGGTTGTTCCTGAATTCTGTTTCATGGTACCGATCTTCAAGAAGGTCAAGTGTGCTGACGCTGAATGAATATTCTTTGGCCAGGTTGTACATCTCCATCAATTGCGATGGCGTGAAGATGTAGTGTTCTGTGCCAAGGCTGATTGATGCGCCTGTGAAGTTTTCTGATCCGTAACGAAGCCGACAAATCGTTTCGTCAGTCCAGGTCATTATCTTCTCAAAGTTCTGTTGTGGTGTTTTCAGTGCCGCTTCCAGACCTTCAAAGATAGCAACCACCTGCTTTTCGTTGACGGCTTTGTCGTTGATGGCCATTCCCCGATTGCCAGTGATAGCAATGTACAGTTCAGAACGCCGACGATCAATGTCTTCATTGTTGTAGTCAAGGGAATCACGGTCAATCTTGGTGATCTGTACAGGGTTGCGAAGGTCGGCATTGTCATTCTGCCTGGATGGGGGGTCGATCTCAATAAAGCTACCTGGTCCGTCAAGCCGCTTCTTTTCGCACACCGGACAAGCCTTTGGTCGTGAACCGCTGATCAGGTAGTTTCCATCCCTGGCACGAAGAACACCACCATCACAGTATTCGCCTGTTTCGTCATGGACAAAGTCACAATCGGCTGCAAATGCTGAATAGATCGGATATCGGCCATAAAGGTTCAGGTGTTCGTTTGACACCTCAAAAAACAACAACATATCCAGCTTGCCAAGGATATTTGAAAGCGGTGACTTCTTGATCAGTGGGCTTCTATAACTCGCTGGCGTTGTCCAGAAGAACCTGGCCGGGCAATAACCCAAACCGTGTTGGCTTTCTGTGATTGGTGTGGATTCAACATCAACGCTTGATTTTCCAGCAACCTTGAACACCCTGAATGAAGTGTCATCAAACACAGCAATTCGGTCTTCACCTTGCCTGAACATGATCCAATCAAACACTTCGCCTTTCTCGTTCTTGAAGTCAACAACATCGGTGATCGGCAAGAAATAGAAGTAGGGTTCTGGATATTCACCAACCTGTTCTGAAGGCAAATCAGCAATGACGATTGAATTGATTGCCGTCTTCATCATTTCAAAGCCGCGTGTCTTCCAGACACTAGGTTCTTTCAACACGCGGCTTCTGTATCTTTGCCAATCTTCAGCGTATTCTGGTGATGCAAAGTCATATCGAAAAACAGGATTCCGACCGTCAAACAGCTTTTCAAGTGCCGTGTATATCTGGTCGGTCAATGTCACTGTATTAACAGGGAATTGAAATAGCGACAGGAACATCTGGTATTTGTCCTGTGGCAAAAGTGTTCTGACTAATTCGGTGAACTTGGTGAAGGCTGTGCTTGCGCCAGTTTCATCAAGCAAGGTTTCACTGTGAAAGCGAAGCCTGTTTTCCTGAAGTGCAGCTTTAGGAATTATCCCTTTGTCTGCGCTTGGCTTTTTTGTCAGAATTTCCTGAATTTCCTGGATCGACAGCGGCATCTAACTTGATTTCAATGGGTGAATCTTCAACAAGAACAATCCCTGATGGGTGAATCTTTTCCAGTTCAAGAATGTTCATTGCGTGTTCGTATTTGAACTTTCGCGGGCCTTCCCAAAGTGGATGCTGAAGAATAACTTCTGGATTGTCCATTGGTCGTGGTTAAAGTTCGCTAAGTGGATCGAATGCAGGATTGATGATCGTGAATTCGTCAGAAAAGTTGGGAAGGTACTTCCACATGATCCGGTTCTTGTCAACATCGTCACGGCCACCGAACTTCTTATCAGCAACGAAGAACGACCGAACAGGGATTCCACGAACTTTAGTCACGGCCAGGTTGTCATCAGCCAGGCCACCAATCTGGCCATGTTCGTTGATCAGGAAGACAGAAACACCAACTTCACAGTTGTATTGCTTCAGCACCTTGATGATCTTCTGTGGGACTTCGTGTAAATATCCGGTCACCGGGCTAAAGTCGGAACCAAGAACCTGCGATATTCCACCAACGCCAGGTGAAGATGCTTCACGGGGATCGGCTTCGTCATTGGTCAATTCCGCAATATAGGGTGTGACTTGAACTTTGGTCGAATCGACAGCCGCTTTCAAGACAGTCCATGTTGCCAGTAAGGTTGGATCATCGGTGCCAACCACAATTTCGTTCAGGACTGCACCGTTTTTGGTGCGTTGGATGATTATTTTTTGGATTTCTCCAAATCGTTCAATGCAATCGACCACAGGAATGGTTGCGATTGCTGCTGATTGTGGACAGTTACAAAGCATCGTGTTTGTTTTTTTTGGTGATTACTTCGCCTGTCCCTTGGGCCGAAATATGATGATTTAAGCCCAAATATAACCAAAAGTTTTGAATCTGTCAATTTTTAAGCCTGACACCGCGTTTTTTAGGCAGCACCAGGCGACGGAACCCGTACCTAGCAGCATCCAACGCATGATTGAACTTATCTGTCGGTATGGATGCTTTCTTGTCATTCCATACGTAGTTGTTCAACTCGGTTTTGATGTCTTTTGAATCAGGATCAACTACAATCAGGTATGTTTTGATCTCCCTGATGTCATCAACGATCATTTCTTTCTTTGCATCCACGATATTGAACCCGGCTCGGTCGATCTTGTTTGTTGTTCTTGGCTCGTTGGTGTCAGCTACAATCAGATCACGTTTTTGCAAGTCGTTAATCATGGCCAACCTCCCTGGCACGTCGTCAAGGTGGGTTTCATAGATGTATTGCTTCAGGTATATCCGTTTTCTGCTCCGATCAACAGCAACACGAACCAACGCCAGCGGATCAGGTGAATACCCATAGTCCATGCCATAGACAGAAGGAATCATTGCATCAAATTCGCCTTCAATCCAGTTGTCAAAGATCACGCCTTCAGCACGTTCAAGCCATCCACCGATATAATTGTAGTAGTAGTACGATGAATGGCGAATCCGATGTATTTCAATGTCAAGTTCTTCGTCTGTCTTTGTCCAGGTTCTTTTGGCATTGAACACCAGTTCTTCAGCATCGCGGTAACTTGATTCAGCCTTAAATAGCCAATCCCGTGACAAATAGCCCTGGCGTTCTGCAATCTTGTATGTGGTGTGAATGTGTTCAACCTGGTCGTGATTGCTGACTGTGATGTTGTACCCATCAATTTCAACCTGTCGGCTGTTTCCGTCAATCCACCGCTTATAGATGAAGTGTTCGCGGGTTGTTGGGTTCTGAATCCAGATCACCCTGTTTTGCTGTGCTGTTGTCCTGATGCTATCGTCAATGGTGTCAAACGCCTTTTCATCAGTGAAGTCTTCTCCTTCTTCGATCACCCATGTTGTTATTCCTGCAATCGACTTTAGCTTCCCAGTCTGGTCCCCACTTGATGTCTTGATTCCAGAAAAGTAAATGAACGATCCGGTTCGCTTGTTGGTGATAACCTTGTTTGTGATGTGGAAATCACCCGTGATGCCAAGCCGATCAAGTGTGATCTTGAATTCAGGAATGATCGAAAGTTCAGCCGCGGCCATTGTGTACCTGGTGAACAGGATGCCATGACCACGTTGATACGTCAGCCGGGCAATAAAGTCATGGACCGTCGAAGACTTTAGTGATCCACGACCACCTGTCACCAGGTAGTATCTTTTGTTGGACGTGTAAAGCGGTTTGTAAACCTTATTGATTGGTGCCGCTTTCGCTTGATCTTGTGATTTAGCTTGTATAATCATTCGACCCAATCTATTGGTGGAATGTTGGTGCCTTCGGTGACGCCTTCGATGCCGCCAGGGTTCTTTTCAAAGTTCCGGCCATCCATGTTGTACAAAACCGTTTCAGTAAGCTTGACCGATGGCCGAATAAAGACTTCCTTTCGCTTTACTCTTGTGGTGACCATTGTGACGTTCCCTGCCTGGTCCACGAAACGTTCTGCTTCGTGTTCTGTCAGTTCTACCGTGTAGCCATCCATTAATCGTTCAGCGTTGGTTCTGGCCCTTTGGCGAAGCTTGTGACGATAGATCGTTTCCTTTTCTTTATCCGCTTGTAAATATATCTCAGAGATTTCAGGCAGGTCAGCACGCCATTTGAAGAAGGTTCTTGAATTTACGCCAACAGCCTGGCAGCATTCTTCAAGTGTGTGGTCGTCTGTTTCGTAGAATTGGCAGATGACTTTTGCAATCTCTATCTTCTCTTTTATTGGCAGGTCAACACCTTTGTGTGGTTTTGCCAATCTGAATTCTTGTTCACCTATTTTGACCACTTGTCGGTCAATACGTGACTTTTGACTTCCCTTCGCCATAGTCTTTTGTTTGTGGTGTTACACTGAATCTTCTTGCTTTGCATTGTGGATCAACAAGCAGTTGTCGCAAATGAACCTGGTGACAGTTGTTCCTTTGGCAACAGAAGAAGTCATGTGAACGTGCGTTGTTGCTGGCTCAATATCGTTCCAGTTTACTTTGCAGTGATCACAACATATCCAACAATTCCTTCGCTGAAGGGTTGGCCTTGCTTCTGATAACGTTTTGAATCTGGTCCAGATATTCATTCGGTCAACTTTTTCAATCTCAAAAATATACAATAATTCTTAATGAATCAAAAAGGCCAGCCAAATCAATGGCTGACCTTGTGAATGTAATCCCATGTGAAGACTTTTGAAGTTGCTTGCCATCGATCGCGGATGCAACAACGATAGCAATTTACAACTATTTTTTTGATGTCGGTTAAATACCCGTGATCTGATCATCAGGCTTTTTCAAAATGATGGCCGCTGCTACTGCTGCACCAATTACGAATCCGGCTAGTAGGTAGATCATGGGGTTGTATTTTTGGTGGTGAAGATGCTGGTTGGATAAAGGCCGATCACAGAATTGATGATGTTGCGAAGCTTGATCCGTTGTTCTGGTGTTCGCTTTGCAATGTTTCGTTTCAGTCTGTTCTTGATCCTGACGGCCACCGGGTAAGCGGATTCAAGGTCAAACTTTTTGAACTTGTGCCGTCGCTGGTACCCACGAAGTGCCATGACATATTCAGCGTAATCATTGCCATACACATTCCGCAAGCCTTGAAGGTATTCGATTGGCTGTCCTCCCTGTGGTCCGTTACTGTGGTAGGCTTGAATGTGAATGTTGTGGAGGTCTAAGGCGATCAGCCGATTTGCGCCAACACTGGTGAAGTGGCCACCGCTGAACTTGCCATAGGTCACGCCTGATGCAATGCAAGGCTGTTCGTGGTCGATTAGCCTGACGATTTCATTGATGACTGGCTGAA